GATTACGGCACTGAGTTCGTTAAAGGCTACTTGGGCAGCGCGTGCCGTTTGTCCGCTGCTTTGCAGATTGGATATAAGGGTACGAGTTTGAGGATTTAGACCTCCCAGCAAGGCTTCAAGACTTTGCGTAGCATCTCCAGTTCCACGCAGAGCTTTTGCGAAGTCTCTAGCAGAATTAGCAGCTGTATCAAAAGCACTACCTATTGCGGTGCCAACAAGGGATAAACCAAAACCAAAAGAACCGCCTAATGCGCCTCCGATGGCACCGCCTGCGCCGCCACCGACAGCTGCGCCAAGGCCTTGACCAAAAAGTAAGGGGAACGCGCCGCCAATGATTGCATTGCCCGCTGCTTCAGATGCTTGTTTTCTATTTGTTGCTCGTTTGGCAACGGCAGCAGCATTGCGTTCCAATACTTTGTTGAGTTTGATCTCAAATAGTTCTTCTCTGGTTATTAACTGTAAAGTTTCTCGCCTAATCGCGTTTTCTTGCTGCTTTGTTTTGAGTATTGCTTGTGCGTTAGCGGCTTCTCGTTGTCCTTCTGTGAAGCCGCCACTGAATCCCGGACCACCGGGCGCAAACTCGACCGCTCCGGCTGTTTGCCCTCTCAGAAACTCTTTTTGTAGCCTTTGTTGGCGGATAAATTCAGCAGTTTGTGCACGAGCGGCGCGAGCTGCAGTTTCTGTACGCTGCGTGAATTCTTGCTGTCTATCTGCAAGTTTTTGTGTTTGATTAGCGCTTTCGGCGGCAGCATTTGCTTGGGCTTCTAGAGCAGCTTGAACTTTTGCTGCTTGCGCATCTAGCTTGGAATTAGCGAGCTGCCGCTCACGTTCAAATTGGTCTTGTAGTACCGCGTTTAATTCAGTACGTCCCTTGCGTTCGGCAAGTATCTGTTCTGTTCGTCCACGGAGTTGTGAGGATAGTGCGACTGGCGAAGCCTGGCCAGGGCCGATAGGACCAGCGTATTGCGTAGTCTCTCTTACGCCAGCGGCGGCAAGCTTCGCTTTCCGCTCTTGCTCAGTGATTTGTTTTAGTAGCTCGGCTCTTTCACGTAGGCCTGTATTAAGCTCGTTTGTTGCTGTTATGTATTTTTTGGCTGCAATAGTTGCTTCATCTGTGCCCAAAGCGACTTCACTAAATGCAGCAGCTGCCCGGCCTACAACGTCACGTAAATTGTTGATGTTGCGGACAATGCCTCCGCTACCGATATTTTCTAGGTAGTTGTTGAGTTGGTTTACAAGTTTTGATGTTGCGGATACTTCGTTTTGAAGCCGCTTAAGTTCTTGGGCGCCGCGTACCGCAATTTCAATATCGGCTCTGTAAGCCACGGCTCCACGTCACACTCTGGTACTTCAGTTTACGGTGTAAAAAAGCCGCCGGGTTAGCGGCGGCGTCTGGCCTTGTCCATCTCTTTCTGCTGGTCTTCGTTCAGAATCTGGAAGTAGGCGCTCCAGCCGAGTAATTCCTCGGCTGTCATGGTGGTCCGAACTTCGGTAAGCGTTAGGCCCAGTTCCTTGGCAACGCCAAACTGGAGCATGAGCCAGTTGTCCTTGCGCAGTTCGGCGCTCAGGATTTTGGGTCGATGGGCTCGGCGTCGTCGGTCAGGATCGCCAACATCAGAGCCTGCAAGTCTTTGTCCTTCACCTCGTTTTTCAACACATCGACTTCGCCGACGCTGAACAGTTTGGAGCCGGATTCGTCGAGGGCCTTTGCGATCAGCAGTTGGAGTGCAAAAGCGTTGGCGTCGTCAGACTTGGCCTGCTTTTGGGCGCGTTCGCGCTCGGCCATCGTCAGCGGTGCCACCCACATTTCAAATTTGCTGCCGTCGGACAGCTCTACTACTTTTTTGACTGGCTCCAGGTTGGCGGCCTTGCGGAGACGGTCGATTGCGCGTACAGGAACGGGCATACCAATGCTTGGGGTATGGGATTAGTGTAGCGGAGTAGAAATGAAAAACCCCGGCTGGGGGCCGGGGCTTGCTGAACTGACTGCGACAGCAGACTATCAGGCGGAGGTGCTGAAGTCGAAGGTCGGGGTGCCAGCAGGGCGGAAGTTGACGGTTACCGATTGGGCGTCGTCGGGGTTGATGTTCAGGCTGGCCGAGGTCAGCACTGCATCGAAAGCGATGGAACGGCTCAGGCTCTCGCTCAGGGTGCCGCCGCTGAACACGCGGTCGGTGTAGAGCTTGAAGGCAGCGCCGTTTTGCTGGCGCTGGAGCACGTCCTCGATCATGCGGTTGGACAGGGCGGCGTCCTCGTTGGTCATGTAGACCGTTGCGGTGCCGGTGCCATCGCCGAAGCCACTGATGTAGCTACGGAAGGGCACATATTGGCCGGGGGTTTGGCCGATTGTGGTTACGTCGATCTCAGCGCGGCTGATCTCAAAGCTCCAGTCGCGGACTTGGCCGACGACGGCGAAGTCGGCGTAGTACACCTCAAACTCGTTGGGAGCAGCCACGGTGCCATCGTCGGTGATGGCCAGGATGGTGCCGCCGGCAGAGGTCGATACGGTGAGCGCACCAGTTGCAGCGGTGTAGCTCAGCACGTAGTAGGTGGTGGCGTCAGAGATAGGCGCAGGCAGGGTGCCGGTGCCGGAGCCGCCCGTCTGGCTGTTCACCACGCGGAATTTCACCGGGTCGCCTGCCTTGAAGTTCAGGTAGGGGGCGACGGTGATTACATCGGTGCCAGTGTTGACGCCGGCTTCGCCGAAAGTGCCGGTGGTGCCGGCGGGTTTGTAGTAGAGGGCGCCGGACGTGCCGGACAGAACGGTGGTGGCCATAGGGCGTACCAAGTGGACGTTGTGGGCGGGCACTGCCCGGCTTAATACAGGTTAGCGCCTGTTGTTAAGCACTACCTATGACAGGACAGTTGCAACGTAGGAGGTATCAATCCTCCCAACAAAATGCGGAGCTTCTTCTGTTGCTGAAAAAGTTGGGCCGTTAAGTTCGCCGACGCGGAAAAATACGCCACTGGTTGTTTTGGCGGCGTTATTGAGTGTTTCCAGTGCGTTGACTGCTGTTGTGATCAGAGTTTGGTTGCGTGCGGGACCTTTGCCTTTCTCGGTGAAAATGCGGATAACAATCGCGCCACGAGCGTTGTCAACGCTGCTGGTAAGTGTGGGTTCGTTGGTAATACCGAAAGTAACATTGACGCGAACGTACTCAGTGGTGGTGTTAGGCGGGACTGCTGTGATGTTGTCGAAATAAACGGGTACTGGTGGCACCAGTGCGTCAAACGCTGTAAGCAGCGGGTTTTCGACAGCGGCGCGGATCGCTTGGTAGTTCATAGTTTCACGCTGCGAAGTGCTTGATCCATGTAGAGACTTATCGTCTTGTCTATTTTCCCACCGCGTAGATATGTTGTGTACCAGTCCAAAGGTGCTGTGCGTTGATTAGGTCCATCCGCTTGCAGGGATAGATCACCGCGAGTTCCGCTAGTGCGATTACCCCTTTCGGCTTCTTTAATCGGCCCAAAGCCTGGGTATCTGTAGGTACTTTCGACTAAATCAAGTGCTACATCCGCATGTGGGGCTTTGTTTGCGATATAGTATTTTACTTCGGGCTTAAATTTATACTCTTTTGGAGTAAGAATAGGTGCCAGCAATCTTTGCGGTGCTCCTGGTGATCCACTGCCGCTGGATACCTTACTTTCGCTGGCTATTTCCCAAGAGTTAGAAAATTCACCGGACCATGCAGGTCCTAGTTCTTGTAGATCTTTTACTACTCCTTGTGCTGACCGTGCGGCTCCCAAAATGAGCGGCGCTAAAACTGCCGCTTCTAGTTTCTCGGCAAGTTTCATAATATCGTTGCGGCGTCGTGCCATTACTGGGGCCTCACGATTAGGGAGTGGTAAACCGGGTTGTCGCCGCGATAAGTGGTGATGGCGATGATCTTTGCCTCGCGGGTTGCTCCAGCTTGTTGGTATTGGATGCGGTCGGCTTCGGTTGGGTAGTAAGTGCCAAGCTCTCCGGCTCCAATGATGACTTTGAGATCGGTTGTTTGATACAGACCTTCAGCCTCACGAGGACTTACGCGCGTAATAACGGCTTTGATCGTGACGGTGGTGTCGGAACCAGTGACTGCTCCGGTGGTTGGGTTATAGGTGCGAGGTGTTGCGGTTTTGATGTACGTGATGTTTTGGCCCCAGTCGGCGAGGACTGAGGTGGGAATTGGGGCGAAGGTGGTGTCGATCAGGCCCATGTCAGCCTCGACGTAGACGGACGGCGTAGTTGGTGGCGCCACCCATGCAGTAGGCGCCGAGGTAAGTCTGCAGCCAGGGATAGAGATCGAATACGTTGTTCACCATGCCTGGTGTTGTCGAGCTGGACTTGTATTTGACCTTCAGTTCGCCCAGTTCCACTTGGTCGTAGAGGCCAGTGGTGCCGGTGCTGCCGGTGATGGCGTCGGTGTCGTTGGCGAGAGCGCGTGCCAGTTCGTAGGTGGCGACTTTTATTTCTGTTGGGATGACGGTGCAGACCAGTTCGATGCCGTCAACCTCAAAGTCCTCGCGGGGCCACTTCAAGGCTTGGGTTGTGGTGCAGCGGTCGCCGTAGAAGCTGAGGGCGTCGATCCAGCGGGTGGCGCTGATGAGGGCGCGGTTTTTTTGGTCGTCGGTCTTATTTGTCCAAGTGGCTGAGTCTGGGACGGTCTCGAAATATGTGTTTGCAGCGGCCAGCGTCACGTAGCTATTGGCTGACGCGCCGGCAACAGTGGCATCAATGACGGCAGCCACAATCAGTACATCCTTTGTTTGAGTCTAGCGCCAGTGCGTGATTTCCTCTGTTTGGGGGGATCGCGTAGCACCATTGAGTGATAAACCTTGGCGCCAAACATTTCCAGTTCGGCTTGGGCTTCTAGGTGTTGGCCGTACTGGACGTCAACAAAGCTGCGACAGTTATCCTGTAGTACGAAGAGACGCACTGTACTCATGCCTGCTCGCAAAGCTGCTGACAGCCTAGAAGTAAAGGAGAAATCCGCACCGTCCGCGCTGCCTGGTGACACCGTTCGCTCACTGGAGCCTGTTGCTGAGGCAATCCGCGAAATGTTTGCCGCCGGTAAAGATGCAGAGACGATCCAGCAGGAGCTGGCCGTTAGTCCACATGTGTTTCGTGAACTGCTCAGCCACTCTTACAAGATGGTGGGTCGTGCTCCAGAGATTTTTGAATATCAGGAGCGGATTCGGATTGGTGAAATTGAGGGTTGAGTAGACAAAAGAAAAGGCCCCCGGTTGTGGGGGCCTTTTTAATGTCCTGCTGAAAGATCAGTAGGCAGAGGTGTCGAAGGGGGTGTTGACCAGCAGACGAGCGATGGGCACTTGCTTGGTAGTGCTGTACACCAGGCTCCAGGAGGCGGTGTCGGCCAGGTTGCCGGTGGTGGCAGCGTTGGTCGGGTTGTCGCCAGCCACGTTCCACTTGGTGCCAGTCACGTGGTAACCGTAGTGGTAATCCACGGCCAAGATGTCCTGCATCGACAGGATGTTGCGGTCTGCAGCCAGACGCAGATCCTGTTGGATGCCCTCGGAAACGACGCCGCTCTGGAAGAGGTACACGGGGTACTTCTTCGCGTGGGTCGAGGTTCCGCCGGTCAGAGCAACCAGCTGGTCGTCGATCACTACGCGGAGACCAGCAAAGGTCGCCACTTCGGTTTGGGTCACGCCCACACCGCCGCCACCCCATACGACGGAACCGCCGGCAGACAGTGCAGAGGTGCTGAAGGTCAGCATCCCCACCTGCTGGAGGTAGTACGCAACGTTGGAGTGCATTGCGATGGAGTCGAGGTTGTCGCCTCGCTCACCCAGCAGGGCCTTGGCGGCCACCACGTTGGCGACGTTCAGGAAGTTGGCCTCGGTCATCGAACCGGGGACACCAGCAAAAGTCTTGTTGGTCTGGTTGGGACCAAGCACGCCGGCACCGGAGATGCCGCCGAATAGACCCAGCAGCTGAGCAGCCAGGGTGGCGGTCTTCAGCTTGTTGATGGCGGCGGTCAGCTGGTTGCGGACGTGGGCCAGAGGATCGGCGCCAGAGCCGAGCTTGCTGAGGTCGTCTGCGGCGTAAGCAAAGCCACGGTGCAGAATCGTCATGATCTGCTCGTCGGCAGTGACGTTCTGGGCGGTCAGATAACCCAGGCCACCGTTCCAGCCGGAGGTGGAGAGGATCTGGGTCTCGGTGGGGGCAATGGGGTCGAAGAAAGGCACGCGCACGCGGGTGCCGCCAGCGCGGGCGTCGAGGGCAGCGTTGCGCTGCACGATGCCGCTCTGGATCCACTTCGATTGCTCGAAAATGCCCTCAGCGGTGTACTGAAGAAACTCGGGACGAGTTACAAGGTTCGAGAGAAAAGTTCCCCCGAAGTTGCTGTTAGAAGCAGACATTGGGTAGCTCCAGTGGAGTCAAGGTTGGGGAGGTTGCCCCACAGGGGCTAGAGGCCGGCCTCAGCTTTCAACAACCGGGCCTTGTCGGGGTCGCTGTTCAGCATCAGCATTTGCTGAGTGACGTTCCAGCTGTCCTTAGACCAGGGGTTGGTTTGGCCGGGGAGGGAGGTATTGCGGGCACTACCCGTAACACCCATGCCGGCACGGTTCGTAGCTGCAAAATGATGCTCGTAACCGCTGCCGGGGTTCTTCAAGTTGGCGATGTACTCACCAACTGGAACTTCCACGCCGCCGACAACAGCCACAGGCTGTCCTTCTTTAGCGCGTAGGTTCTCCTGAAGTAAACGATACAGCTGATCAGGTGCCAGTGCACCAGCTTGGGAAAGCTGTGCGATAGCGGCAGATTTCACTTGTTCTTGTGTAAATCCTTGGCGGATTTGTTCCACTTCGGATTCTTTCGCGGCGAGTTGTTGCTTGAGGTCAGCAACAGTTTGCTGGGCTTCTTCCCAGAGAGTTTTGAACTCGCCGGATTCAGCTAGCTTTGCGGTTTTTGCTGACTCTTGGGCTATACGCAGCTCATCGAGCTGTTTTTGGAGGGTTTCGCGGTTTTCGCGGTCTTTGCGGCGTTCGGCGATCAACTCTTGGTTTTTCGCACGAAGCGCTTCGAGTTGGGCGGCCAGATCGGAGCTTTCAGCCACAGGCTGAGGGGCAACAGGCTCCACAAGAGTCACTGGTGCTTGCTGTTCTTCGGGCACAGTTGTGTATTACTTGGACATTTCTAGGTTAGCAGTTAAGAGTTTTCCGGGCTATCCATGCCCGATTCTGAGTCAGGCTCTTCTTGCGTAGAAGCGGGCTCGACAATTTCGATAGCGGAACGTCCTGCTGCTTCCACTTCGTCTTCGACATTGATGTTGTCCGGGAGAACTTCGCCACGGCGGAGGATCTCCAGCAGCATCGCGTCGCTGATTTTGCCCATCTGGTTCAGTTGTGCCAGTACAGATACGTCTTGGCCGATCAAGCGGTAGTAGTCGAAGTCGCGGTCGATTGTGATTTCAGGCGGTTCCATGCCCACGTATTGGGCGGCGAAACCGAAGGCTTGGTTGAGGGCGCTTTCCAGTTCTTGGCTGATAATCGAGAGGACGCTGTTGGACTGGGCTTGGTCGATGCGCTTGGCCTCGGCGGACTCGGCAACAAACTTTTGGCCGAAGAGCTTGGTGACGCCAAGCGTGGACATTTGGCCCTCCAGTGCTTGGAGTTCTTGCATTTGGGCGTCGAAGCTGGTGGCGTCGGCCTGTACGTAGTACGCCTTGTTGCCCGGCTGCATGGCGATGGCGTAGTTGACGCCCATCGTTGCCGAACCAGTGGTGTCGTCCCAGCCCTCTAGGACAAGGGTGGGCATGGCGGCAATGTGTAGGGCGTGGATTAGGTCGGCTTGGCGTTGGTAGTGCGTGATATTCAGGTTGGCAATGTCCAGTAGTGGGGGCTGGGATACCAGCAGGCCACGGCGGTTGCTGTAGATCGGGACTAGGGGAATTTCGTTGAGGCTGTAGCCGCCGGTGGCGGTGAACTCCACGAGTTCTTGGCCCAGCGTGTAAAGGTCGTAGCGGCCGGGGTAGATGACGCGCATTTCCTCGACTTGCTCTTCGCCGAATTCGTTCAGCGGGCGAACGTCGTAGTCGTGGATGCGGACTTGCAGCAGGCGGTTGGTGCCAGATTCCTTGCGCCAGCCCCAGATCTGGGGGGCGTCGACGTGCACGAAGTAGGGGCGGCGGCCCATGGCGCGTTCTTCGGCCAGATTTCGGGCTTCAGTCGCTGCCGGGTAGTCCACCAAAATGGCGCTGTGGCCGTAGGTAAGACTGCTTACTAGGGCGCGGCGGGCGTATTCGTTGATGTTTGAGCCAAGTCCGTCGATGTTTTGTGCCAGCTCCAGCCAGTAGGGGTCGCCCTCGATGTGGATAGGCTTGCGGAGGATGGCGCCAGCAGCGGTTTCGATCAGGCGGCTCGTGTACGGGCTGAGGACGCTGCGGTCTACGCGGGTTTGATATGCGTCGTCGTCTTCACGCGGTTCTTGAGGGAGGTAGGTCTCGCTCATGTCGCGGATGTAGTTTGTGCCGCGCGTGACAGCTGCCATGACGCCCCAGTCCGGCATCATGCCGATGACTTCGAGGCTGCGGACGAACGGGGATTCGCTGACTACAGCTCCAGTTGGCGGGATGTTGGCGCTGTAGACCACGGCTAGGCTCCTACTTTGTACTTATTTTGGCAGAGAGTCACCACTTGGTTTTGTTTGCCCAGTAAGCGGCAGACATTTTTCCTTTGGCGATGTTGTCTGCGTGGCGTGCTTTGAAGGCTTCGCGGCGTGCTTTATTTGCCGCTGATTCACCTTCACGCTTGGGTGATCCAGAAACTCCTTGTTGGCCGAAGCGGATAAGTTTTACTTTGTCGCCGTCTTTTGCTAAGACGGCGTGTGATTTATTTGGGTGGTTTGGGGTGCGCTTGGGTTTGTTGTAACCCGAGAACTTTTCGCCACGATACTCAATCATCGTCATCTTCCTCGTCGTCGGGATCGGAGATTGGCACCAGCACTTCGATGCCTTGGGCGAGCATTGCTACAAAGCCGCCCAAGATTTCTGGGTTTTGGGGTGATTTGAAGACGAATGTGGCGTGAGTGAGGCCGTCTTCAGCATCAATTTCGATGTGAACACAGCCTCCGTTTACTGTTTGTATCGCCATTAGCCGTGATAAGCGACTGCAATGTGAGGGACGACAGTTGGTGTGCCAGAGCTGATTTCAGAAATACGCATACGGATCTTTGCGGCAGGTTTGCCGTCGTAGAAATAAACGTACTGGCCGTTGGAGTTGATGGTTTTGCTGGTGTCGAGCGTGAACCAGTTGCCGTTGCCGTTGAAGCTGCACTCCAAGTCCAGTTTGAAGTTGGCGCCGCCGGTAACTGTGGCCGCAAATGTGTAGCTAGAGGATTGGGCAGGAACCTCCATCCAGTCATCTAGCGCGGTGAGATTTGCGCCAGTGAACTCGACGATGTTGGTGAAGTGGTCTTTGGCGGTGATTGCTTTGGCGGCCATGGTTATTTCCTCCGTTTTTTAGCTGTTTTGGCGGCTGCTTTGAAGGCAGCGGCGGTGGGGGCACCTTTTGTGCCAGGTTTGCGCATTTTTTCGCCGCTGCCGGCAGCGATGCGCTTGCGTTTTGCAGCGATATTGCTGTAAAGGCCGCGTTTTGCCATTACTTCTTCCTCTTTTTGCGGGTCATGCCGGCCTCGGACATAGCAATAGCAATCGCCTGCTTGCGGCTGGTTACTTTTTTGCCCGAGCTGGACTTCAGTGCGCCAGATTTATACTCTGACATCACTTTTTCGACCTTTTTTTGGCCTTTGGTGGGCTTTTTTGCCGCCATTGTGTGCCAGCAAGGGGTGTTACCACACACGATAGGACGTTTTGCCGAGACTCTCGGGCTTGGCCAAATTGAAGGTTTGTAGGCATAAATAACCAAGGGCGTCAAACGCGTGGTCTACGCCGAGGTTTTTGTTGGGGAGGCCCGTTCCAGGGGAGTAGGTCAGCGTGCGGAGAGATTTGATTAACTCCTTGCAGCGCGGGTGGATGAACAGGCGGCGGGTTCCAGTTGCATCAAGCAGCGCGGTATTGACGCAGGTGATCTTGTCGCGGATTTTCCAGGGATTTCTGGGGCTGGAAACGGTGAAGCCGCTCTTGCGGAGGATGTTGTGGTCGGTGGCGCCAACGCCGCTGGTCTTGCGGGCGCCACCAGTGGGGTCGGGGCAGGCGATAATTCGGCGCTCCACGCCGTAGCGGGATTGGATTTCTTCGCACAGGTCCCAGGTGGTGGCGCCGCCGGTCATGATGATTTCGTCGAAGACCCAGAGCACGTCGCCTTTTTTCACTGCGCAGACGGCGCTCATTGGGTCCACGTTGAAGTCCACTCCAAGCAAGAGGGGTAGGACGGGGAGATCTTGGACTTGTTTGTCGATGTTGTCGTCGCCAAATGAGACTGCAACGAGACCACTGAGATTCTCGAAGCTGGCCTCGAACTCTTGGCGGAATGTGCGAGGGTCGAGTTGCGCGCGGGCGGCTTCGATCTCTTCTGGTGGGACGTTATCGCCGTCGATTGTTGTGAATTGCCAGCGGCTCCAGTCCTTGTCGCCGCTATCCGCGTATTGCCAGAGTTCGTAGAACCAGCTAGCGGTGCCGTCCGGGGTGGAGATAAATAGTGCCCAGCCTTGTTTGTCCGCGAGGGCGGGGCGGATCACCTCGAACCAGACCTCTGCGTCCATGAAGGCGGCTTCGTCGAGGACAACTCCAGCGAGGCTTCTGCCGCGTAGGGCCATCGCGTTCTCAGTGCCCTTCAGTTCGATGGTTGAGCCGTTCACCAGCTCGATCTTGAGGTCCGTTTCGTTCTTGGCCTTGATCCAGGCTTTCGGAACGAGGCGTTTCAGGACTTTCCAGGCAATGTCTTTCGCCATCCGGTATGTAGGGGCGGCATAGAAAAAGGTTTCGCCCGGCCTTTCGATCGCCCCACGCAATAACTCGATACATGACAGGTAACTTTTGCCGAATCTTCGGCCAGCTACCAATACTCTGAAGCGTTTTCGGCTGGAAAACACCTCGCCTTGGGCATAGCGAAGGGTGAGTGCTCCAGCAGAATCGGGCATTTTTTGGGGTATGGGTACCTTCTAGGGTAGTACAGGAATTGAACCCCTGCCCCGGTGTAGTACAGAAGAAGGAATTGAGGATATGTCAGTAGGTTCCCTGGGTGCCGCCCACGGCGCAAAAAAGCCGGAGGTCGCCCCCCGGCCTGTGGTGTGCTAGAGTAGTGCCCAAGCGGTGAGCGCGGCGAGCGTCGCCCAGAGGATCCGCTGCTGTTGCTGTAGCCGTTCGATGGTGGCGGCCTGGTGATCAGTCAGCTCCAGTGCGGCGGAGATGATCTCGGGCTTGGGGCTGCGGTCGGTGATGTTCATGGGAGGGTTTCCCTTAGGACTCCGTTATTGTAGCACAGCAGAGCCGCGCAGTGCGGCCCTACTGTCACATTGTGTAACATCAGCAGAGCTTATCGCCCGAGCACCACGAGGCGGCACTCGGCGGCGGAGCGGCCGGCAGATTCACAGCGCTGGATCTGGGAATGATTATCAAACCCCATGGCAACTAGGGCAGCCACGATGGCGCCACATGCCAGCAGGTAGCCGGCAAAGCTGCGGTCGGTGTTGGTCATGACGGGAAGCTGGGTTCGCTTGCTCCCGTATTGTATCACAGCAGCCGCCAGCTGCCTAGCCCTGGCGCCGATCCTCCACGGTGATTTCGAGTCGCGGTGCAGCGGCTGCCTGTTGTTCTATACCGCTCTCGTTAACTACCTTGCCCAAACTATCGAGAACCTGCGCGGCGGTTTGTAACTGCCCCTTGCGGATTGCAGCGTTAAATAGCTTGACGCGCATTGTTTGTAGTCTTGCGAGCATGTTCTCTCTATCACGCTCCCAATCTTCGCTGTTCCACTTGTTTACAGCTTCCCAGTCTCGCCAGGCGGTCGCTACAGAGCAACCCTCACGTTCCGCGTGTTCTAGAACCAGCTGACGTGCAGATAGGCCGTCAAGCTGCCTGCGATACAGGCGCTGCTGACGTTGTTCGATGTAGGCGTAAGGGTTCCGCTTGCCGTAAGGTCGCGGCGTATTGTCCACATCTTCCGCCGCAACTTCCGGCGCTTCGTTGTTAGCTTCCGGTTGCTGGCTCACTGTTACAATCCCGAACCCGTTTGGTTCAATACTAGCGCCACCACTGCGGCACAATAAAAAAGCACCGCCTGAGCGGTGCTGACTAAGCGAAGCGAAGGCCGCTCAGTAGGACGGCAAGACGAAGGCAACGGTACAACTACCAACGGGCCGTAGCTCGAATCCCTCGCCGTGCTCGAACGTCCGGCACCGGCAACCTGTCAGCCCCAGTGCAGCCTTGGCAGCGGTCACAATCTGCCGACGGCTGGCATCCTGTGGAAGCGCCAGCTGATCACGCCGAACCCAGCTGTAGTTAGCCTCGCCGCCGAACGTATCGGTAAGCTCAACATCCCAAACGGTAAGAGTTTCCAGCATCGCTCAGCCCTCCACCACATTGGTACGCTCGAAATAATCCGCCACGGCAAGCCAGACCTCTAGGCCCGGATACTGGCAAGCGGTAAAGTCGATCTCACCGCTAGCCGTAACCTCTAGGCGGGTTCCCCAGTACGTGCCAGGCACAAGCAGTTCGGCACTGCGGCAGCGTCCGGGCCAGCTGCGCAGAACTGCCAGCCGCTGGCGGTCACGCTTGCTTTTGTCGTTGCGCCAGGCCCGCACTTCATCGGCGCGGGCGTAGCGAGGGTCGAAGTAATCCTGTTGTCTGATGGTGGCGTGGCGGCTGGCGTAGGCCAGCAGATCCTGAACTGTTGCCATGGTTTGAGCCTTAGGGTGGGGTCTCGTGTGAAACAATAGCGCCGGCAGGTGCCAGCCGTCAAGCAAGTGGCGCGACCAGTGCTCCAACAGATCCGTCCGGCCACGGGTAGGACTCCCGGCGCCATTCCTGATCAAGCGGCAGCAGTGCCAGGCCGGTTAGCCCCACGAGATCCAAGCGGTCGATTCCTGCGGCGATCCGCTCCAGTCTGATGTAGGCGCCAGTGCTCAGGTCCTGCACTTCCCATTCCTCGCCGGCCATTTCGCGGCAAGCGTTGAAAAGCTCCAGCAGATCGCGCTCCAGCTGATCATCGGGCAGGGAGTCCAGCTGATCATCTGCCCAATACTTCGCGGTGCTGGGGCCGTAAGCGTTACGCTCCAGCACGTCCACAGGACAATAGGCAGCCAGCTGATCTCGGATTGCGTCGCGCCACTCTGACGCGTAGCAGTCTTGCCAAGCACGGTCGATCTCTTCCAGCTCCAGCGTAAAGTGCTCGTCTTCAGAGATCAGCGGATAATGCTCCAGTGCTTCAACAGTTTCAATGACGTCAGCCGGAACCCGCAGCAGATCCAGCACAACGCCGGAACCGTTCCACCCATAACCAACGGTGAGGATGCCGCCGTGCGGGTCGGGTGTGCTGGCCGGATCGGTAAGCACGTTGTAATTAGCCTTGCCCACTAGGCCGGTGCTGGCGTAATCGCTCCAGCTGCAGTAGGTGGGCACGAAACCTAGGGAGACGCCGCGCCAGCGCTCGGATAGGCAGGTTTCGAGATGGCGCTCTGGGGTCTGGTGCCAGGAGCCGAAACCATCGCGCTCGGGTTCGCCGTCTCGGATCAGCAGCCAGTGGCCGGAGCATCCGGCGAGACGATCAATACGCTCCAGCAGAGCGGGGCTGGCTTTTGGTGTGGTGGTTTGCATGGCAGGGTGTGCCTTGGTGTGCTCGCCCACAATACTACATCAGCCCCAGCTGGCAAGCCTTGCGCTTGGTGGTAGTGTTAGAGGGTAAACCCTCACCCATAGGGAGATGCTCACCAGTCAAAAGGAACGGCAGCAGCTTGCCCGAGATCAGCGGGAAGCTGAGCGGGAAATGACGCGCCAGGAGAAACGGGCGCTGCGGGATCTGCGCTACTGCGCGGAACGTTCCACCCTCTCAGAGATTGAGTGGCGTGATTTGCTGCGGCTGCACCAGTTGCACGGCAAGGAAGGGATCCGGGAGCTCTGGGAGTCGGTGATCCCGTATTGGAATCAGTGCCAAGCTCGCAATGGCGGCGAACCATGCCCCAGCGATCTCGTGCCAGCTGGTTTGAAATTAAGTGCAAAAAAAGCGCGCACAACACCCACGACACGCAAACCGGCAGGTGCTCCACGCAAAGCCCGCGCTGATGCCGGCAAACCTCGCGCCAGTTACAGACCTCGTACCAGTTCCACCAAATGAAGAACCTCTACCGAATCCAATACAAAGCACCTGGCCAACCCTGGCAGGATCACACCAGCTCACCAGCAACCACAGAAGTAGAAGCGTGGACAAAGCTCGCCGCATGGGAGCGATACTGCCCCACCGATAGGTGGCGCTGGGTTCGCCCGGTTGACTGATACGCTCCACGGCTCCCACCATGGGAGCCTTTCTGCTGCCCTTAGGTGAGACTCACGAGACACGCCACGAGACACCCGTAGGCTGAGCACCAAGTACGCTCCAGCAGACCTCCCACCATAGGAGAAAGTATTAGCAGGATCGCCAATACGTGCCAAGTATTGAGGTTATGAATAACCGAAACAATACATGAATGGCCTTGAATGGCGTTCCAGTGAATGGTTTTTGCCGAGGCCGTTAGGCCGAGGCTTGAATGACATCAAAGTATCTGTGACAGCGTTCCATGAATGACTGTTCAGCTTGTTCCAGTTCTACCGCATCCATATAGTGGACGTTTGGGGTGCCACAGCGACGTGCCAGTACAATCACGGCGCCAGATGCTTTTAAGCCTGTTAAATGCTTGAGTCCCAGTGAATACGCTCCACACTGGTCGATATATGAATGACCGCTAGGAAGCCTGTCGTCGCGGTCGGTTTTACGTCCCACGCTAGTTTTCCAGTCGACAACATGAATGCCTTGTTTACCTTTTAAGGTAAGCAGAGCGTCTGCTGTTCCAGCAAAACCTGCGGGATGGTGAATGCTAAATTCACTTGCAAAAATCTCGGTTACGTTTTCAGCGATCCAGTCAGATAGTGAACGAGCGTAACCTTTTGCGCTGAATCCTACGGGGGGAACATTGGGGCGTACCCTTTTGAGTGCCCATTGGGTAATGGGTGTAGGAATACGCGCCAGGCCTTGTTCGTCCCAGCGGATAGAGTTTCGTTTGTTTGCTGTGGAACGGGCTAATTGCATTGAGGTTTTTAATAGGTATTCCGCTTGGTTGTGCGTCATGTTGCCTCTGTTTGCTGCAACATTTCGCTGGCAGGTAGCTTCTACTTCCCCGAGGCGGGCGGCCCAGCGTTCCAGTCCGGAGGTGTCGCTTGTCTCTTTTAGTATTCTAGTTACACTGTGATACACGTTACCGTTAATGTCCCGGTAGATCCTGCCGCCGGGGTCGGATTCGTCGTCACGTTCCAGCTTCCAACGCCTTAATCCAGCAAGTGTGTCTTGTGTATTAGGCATTTGAATAGTTTTTCCCATTTACACCTTACCAGCAAAAAAAGCCCCCGGTAAAGGGGGCATTGAAAAATTTGAGGCGAGATCAAGCTGCCTTGAACGGGTTAGCCCCCTCGATTAGCCGGTTGATGTCGAAGCCCTCGGACTTCGCTTCGAGCCAGGCGGCGTCGATGTGCTCTTGCGAGCCTTTTTTCCGAGGCACAGGACGAACGGTGTACTCGGTCAAAAGACCGGAGCCTTTCTTGCTCACCGTGAAGTCCCATTCCAGCAACTCGGAGTAATCCTCCATTTGACTGATCTGATCCAGCTCTTTGATGATCGACTTTTGAGTGATCTGCAGGACCTGGACTTTGCCGGACTCGTAATTGAAGACAGGAAGTGCGATGAAAAATTTGACGTCAACCGTGCCAGGGCCACCGCGACCTTCACGCGGTTCGAAGTCGCCCATCTCCACGATCACATCCTCGTAGGTGGGTTCCTCAAGGAAGCGAAAAGGCTTGTTAGTGCCGTTGTTCGATCCCCAGCACTCGTACCCTTCGAGGGGTTCGTCGCTGAGCAGCGCGAAGCGGACAGACCCGCCGTCAGGCAGCTTCGACAGCGATAGGTATCCGCCACCCGTTCCAGAGCCGGAAACGGCGGCGGAGGCGTTTTTGGAAAGGAGTCCCATGGAAATTTTTGGTGCTTTGGATGGTCGCCCTTGGGCAACGTGTAACACAATAGCACGAGCTTGACGGACTGTCTACCATTGGAAAACGCCCCAGCCACCTAGGGTAGCCGGGGCGGATAGCAAACATTCCTGTAGGAGTCTAACAACGTGTCTAGTGAGACGCAAGAGCTGCTGGCGTTTGTGCGCCAGTTGCCCGTAGGACCGGCTTACGCGCCCATTTACGCCAAGGGGCAGGTCTTCGGAAAGCACCAAGACATATCGAAAGGCAAGGCGCCCCACGAGAACTCCCACCACACGGTGATGAGTCCTGCGGACGTGGCGTTGCTGATTGAGCGCCAGCCTGAGGTCTTCAAGGCAGTCGGTCTGTTTACCGGGATTCGCAGCGGCGGTCTCGTGATTCTTGATGTAGACGCAAACCTCGCCAACCTGCGAAAGAAGTGGGGCGAGACGCTGGATGGCGCTCCGGTAGTGACGTCCACCAAGAAGAACGCCGCCAAATTCATCTTCCGCGTGCCGGAAGCGCAGCGTTCCAAGGTCAAGGGGATTAGCGGGCGCGTCACAGGACAGGGCTACGAGGTCCTGTGGGGGATGCAGGGCGTTATTGCGGGGGAATATCCCGGCAGCAGCGATGGCAAGGCTCCAGAGGGCTTTTACGCGCTCCAGGGGGATCTTTCACAGGTGCCTGAGGCGCCGGAGTGGCTTCTGGCTGAAATGCGGGCAGCGAAGGATGCCGAGGCACCGGCGCAAGGCTTAATCAAGAACCGCAAAGGGCTTGATTTTTCTGGTCGCACAGAAGACGAGCTGTTTGATCTTGTGCAGGACTGTCTTTCGGTTCTGCCTCACCTTGGACGCGGCACCGAGGATTACTGGTGGTCTGTAGGCGCAATGATTGCCGAGGCACTTCCTAATGAGAAGGGCCTCATGTTGTGGTCCTCGTGGAGTGCCGAAGATCCAGCGTTTGAGGACGACTGGAAAAATGGCAGTCCTTGTGAGGCAAAATGGCCGCACATCCTTAAGCGGGCTGGACGGGCTGAAAACAAGGGACTCGGCTCTCTGATTTTTCTGGCTGATCAGTACGACGCTGAGCGCCAGCGATTCCGTGAATCAAGCCGCACCACGCTTGGTGAGGTGGAGAAGGATCGGGTTCAGCGGTTCCAGGCGGTTGGTCTTTCGCACGACGAAATTATCCGGCGGGCTACCGCCGCGATGAAGCTCGAAAACCCCTCCGAGGTCCAGCACACAATCTTCGAGATCGCCCAAGCTGCTGGCTACCGGGATCCTGCGGCGATTGTGCGCCTGCTGATTGCGGACCAGGAATATCGCCGTGGTTCGCAGGGCGGCAGCCTGAAGGAGATTTTCAGCGTGGAGGAGCAGCCGATTGAGTACCTGATTCCTGATCTGCTGCCGAAGCCGGGCACGCTGCTGATGCACGGGCGTGGTGGCTGCGGCAAGACCATGGCAGTGATGACTCTTGCCAAGCACATCGCACGCGGAATCCCGTTCTCCGTGCGTGGGGCTGAGGTGCCTGTCGAACAGGGCAAGGTTTTGTGGCTTAACGGCGATCAGAACAGCCGGCGGATCCGCAAGCAGTTTGCTGACCTGGATTTCACCGCTGACGACCCTGTGGTGGTTCAGAACAAGGTCTCGATGCTCTGGTATCCCTGGTTCATCCAGCAGATCGAAGAGCACCGTCCCAAGCTCGTGGTGTGGGACTCCGTGACCGCTTGTATGCGCGGATCGGCTTATGACCAGAACAAGGCTGAGTACGCCGAGCCCATCTACTGGTACAGCGCCGAAAACGGCGAGAGCTTCCCGGCAACCACCATCGTCTTCATCCACCACGCAGCCAAGAGCGGCGACTTCAGGGGCACCTCAGCGCTCCAAGACGCCGTAGACGAGTCTTGGGGCATCAAACGCCCGGAGAAGTCCGAACTGGAGCGTGTAGGGGCCTCTGCGCGGCTTATCACCATCGGTAAGAGCCGTGAAGGCAACGAGGGCAAGCAGCTGATCCTGCGCCAGAAGGAAGACCTCACCTTCTCGCTCCAGGACCTGCCTCCGGTGGATGGTGTCGATTCCGCCAGCCCCGCCTCGATCATCGACCGGGTGCTGCAGCGGCTTCGTACCAAGGGCGTGCCCATGACTAAGGCGGAGCTCAACGCCGATCCGCTTCTGGGCGGCAGTGTCAGCGCAATCTCCAAGTCGCTCCAGCGCTTGGTGGACCGGGGGTTGGTTGTTGTTGAGGGGGATCGTTCCAGCAAGCGCTATTTAGCTGTTCTCGCGCGCAGGGGGGGAGGAGGTATTACCTGTCCCAAAGAAGAAGAAGTCAGTACTGGAGCGACTTCTCAGGAAATCGGCTGTCCCGGTTTGTCCCAAGTTGTCCCAAGTTGTCCCAAACCGGCCCCTGGAGCGGCAAAAGGACAAGTTGGGACAAAACGGGACAAACTGGGACAGCTAAAATCGTCAGAACTGTTGCAGCGCAGTGGTTCTGACAGTTTGGGACAGCAGGACATTTCTATCTTCACGCGCGAGGAGGCTGAGGCGGATCGGACCAGGCAGGAGCTGAACCAGATGCTGAAGGACGCTGACATCTGGGGCTAAAAGCTGTAGAGTTATGCGGCTCGCATAACTCTTATGCCTAGAACCACTGTTTCTCTGGACTCAAAGACAGGGGCGTGCCTTCGTTACTTGGCTAACCAAGAGCGGAGGTCCGCCTCGAACCTTGTCAACCTTCTCATTTGGGACAAGCTTCGGGATTGGACAAACCACTGGAAGCCTGAAGAAATCGAACAGCTGCTCGACTCTTTCGAGGTAGCCGACCTAAAAAACTCAGATGGGCCACTTCACGCCGCCTAACTTTTTCCTAGGGCTCATGCGGGTTGCCGCGTGGGTGTTTTGGAGAGATCCCGTGAAGTCGGAACCGCCCCAGCCGAAACGCCCCAGGAAGCCGACTCTGGGGTACACCGTCGGCGACATTCCTTACGAGCTGCTCGCCGTGGTCCGCGTCTCGTGGTTCCGCAAGGGCATGGCCTACGAGGTGGAGGAGTACCAGATCGAGGAGTCGGACGACGCCCCAAAGCAGTTCGCCTACATCGTTGGGACAGCACTCCGCCAAGGCGCTGACGTCTGCGTGCTCACGCAGTACGAGCCAGAAGCCTTAGGTGTGCAACAATAGAAGGGTTCCCGCTCTGCTTCGGCATCGGGCTAATAGAGCCCAAGCCCCTGTGCGTCCTTGAGGCGTCTCACGCTTGGGCCATCAAATTCGAGGGGTGCAGCTCGGTCGGGGCTGCATTAAACGCGACTCGCCCATAAACCTTTGTACGCCCCTCATCCCAAATCCACTGGTATGACTAGCTTTCGTACCTAACTTAAAAAACTCTTAAGTAGTCATTACCACTAATCATCCATGGCACAACAACATCCCATCACCCCACCGCCATCGGAGCTTGTGCTGCAGTGGATAGGCGAGTTCTTTGGCTGCACTGCTGGCGGAGAACTTAGCGATTCAGAGCGTTTTCTCACCACCCGCGCTGCCCAATGGGGCGCAGACCAGGAGCTGGAGGCGTGCTGCAAGATGCTGTATGACAGGTACGACAGGGTTCGCCATGCAACTGGATTTCCTGGAAGCGACATGAGCGATTGGCTCCGCGCCGCCCGCCGCCCCAAGCCGCCGAGCTTGAAGGAACAGGCGCAGCAGTCCCTGCTTCGACTCGCTAACTACTCAAACAAATTGATGGCTGAGGACGCTGCTGACATGGAAACCATCCGCCGCGCCCTTGAACAACTTCCTGATCACAAGTAGTCGCTTCCACTTCTATGTCTGAACTTTCACCCCAGGCTCAAGAGGTGTTCTGGGCATTTAACCAAGCATCCAGCGGCAAGCCTGATGACTGGCACTATCTGCCTGCCATTGCCGCCGCACTGCGAGCTGCTGCAGATCAAGTGGTTCTTCCTAAGTATCAATACGCTGAGTGGGAACTAGCCCACGCGATCTGCGAAGAGATCTTTGCCATCGCTGACGAGCTTGAAGCCCAGTAGTCACCTTCGTTAATAGGGGTAGCCGGTGGTGGGTCCTCACGCGGTGTCCACCTTGTTTCCCGCAGCCGGCTGCTACTGGACCGCCTAGATCCCTCAAAAAAGGTCTAGGACCAAAAGCGTAGCCAGCCTCAGCCGCCTTCGCGGTTGTGAAGAAAAGCAACAGCCCGGCCTTGCGCTTGGGCGGCTTGTGTGCAACACTAAGGGCAAGCCCGCCACGGCGAGCCCTCCATTACTGATTAACAATGTACGAGCCATTCCAAGCCAAAGTTGCCAACACAGACCTCAGCCCTTGGTACTACGCCGTCGGCTGGGCCAGGCACTCGCTCCAGTTGCAGATCACCCGTTACAAGGGCCTCGGTCTCAATACCAACTACGAGGAGAAGCAGGTGGCCCAGCTGCTGGAGCTGGAGCAATTCTTGAAGATGTCGTGGGATCAGTGGATGGAATCCCTTCTTCCCGGCGAAACTGCACAGGAGGTCAAGTGAGCCAGGTACAAAGCATTGAGGAGCTGCGCTTTGAAGGCGACCATCTTGTTGTCGATGCCGTTGTTGACGACATGGTGGTGCGTTATGCGCAGACCGCCTTTGAGCCAGCGGAGTGGGGGCCTGCCCTGTGCCGAGGCACCCTCTACTTTTCAGATGAAGACTTGATTCCAGCGACAGATGCCGAACTCCGGGCCATGCTCACAGATCGGGTCGACGACTGGACTCCACTCGACACGTCTGATTGGGACGTCTGAAGCTCGTGACCTACGTAACCAGGACGACTATGACGACTGGGAAGTAGGTCTAGAGCCCATTCCGGGGGATACGCACTGGGTCCGGGTTCGCACCTTGACCCAGCTTTATCGCCACCTCATCTACGTGTTCGCCACCAGCGACACCATCAGCTCCACTCGACTTGCACAGCTGGCGATCCACGAGATTCTCAAGTTGAGACTCACGGATCTCACCCGGATACGCCAGCAAGATCCCAACTACTTCGCATGACTGACTGGTACGCCGACTACTACCGCCAATCGCGGGGCTACAACGACAACGACGTGCGCGAGCTGCGCAGTGTTCCACGCAAGCCCTCGACTGAGGTGCCGGACGTGTTCAAGCACAGGTTTGCCGATCCTGCTGAGTACGATGCCTGGGTCGAAGAGCGCCGCCGCGCCTACTTCGGCTGAACTCGATCCAACACGAATGACTGAAACTTCAATGGTGCCCTTCTACCGCTCCTATCTGCTGGGCGGGAAGCTGGTGTACCTCGATAAATTGTCCGAGCTGTCCGATAGCGAGCTGAACATGCTCAACATCGAGACTATGGCTTCCCTGGAGGAAGCACGGCGTGATTACGACGCCATCGAAAACAAGCAAAGCGAGGAGGGCGGTTCTGTGTACCGCCGCCTCAAGGTGGCTGGTTATTTCCAAGCCGCCATCAAGCTGGAGCTTCAAAACTGACCATCCCCTACTACACTGCACCCGTTCTTACTCATGAGCATGTACGTCCTCTCTGAATCCCAGTTCGATCAAATCTCCAAAGCACTCGAAGCAGCACGCTTTGCTCTGGAGACGTCCCAGCACGTTCAGCTGGATCTGACTAAGCCCAAGCAGACCATTCCCCTGCCTGCTGGCGAGAAAATTGTCCGGGCAACGTCCGTACAAAAAGCCCAGTCTCAAAGTAAGACTCGTAAGTCCAGCCGCAAGGGCAAGCGTGGTGTGGCGGTGTTGAACGAGGGGCAGGTGTTGGAAATTAAGCGGCAGATCGCGTCTGGTGGGAAGTCCGTCGCAAAAATTGCTCGTGACTTTGGCGTTCATGTCACCACCATCAACTGCATCAAGTCCGGCAAGACTTGGAAGCATGTGGCGCTCCAGCAGCCCACTCCGGTTGTGGTGGCTGACTGATGGCGATCTTGTGTGATCATGAGATCCACAACCTGGCGCGGCGGGGCTTGATCTCGCCGTTTCTCCAGGAGTTGGTAAATCCCGCCAGTCTCGATGTGAGACTCGGTGAGAATCTGCTGGTAGAAGAGCCGAAAGTTCCTGCCTTACTTCCTTTCAGCATTGCTGGGCATACGAAGGAAGATCCGTTCATGCTCCAGCCGCATGAGTTCGTGCTTGCGGAGACGTTGGAGGAGTTCGATCTCCCGGATTGTGTCGCTGGGCAGCTGGCGCTTAAGTCGAGTCGTGCCAGAGAAGGGATTGAGCATCTTCTTGCCGGGTACATCGACCCCGGGTACAAAGGGCGGCTAACGCTGGAACTGCAAAACGCTAGGTCCTTGCACGCTGTTCCGCTGTGGCCCGGTATGCGTATCGCGCAGATTGTGTTCCACAAAATGTCAATGTTGCCCGGTAAGAGTTACTCCGTGACTGGTCGCTATCAAGGTGACACTGCTGTTCAGGCTTCTAAAGGATGAGTAATTCAGTTGACCATCCCTCGCACTACACGGCGGGGAAGACTGAGGTGATTGAGGTGCTTGAGGATTGGGTGCGACATGCGCCTGATGCTCGTACTGGTTCGCTCCAGTGGCAGTGCCTTAAATATCTCAGTCGGATGTGGCTGAAGAAAGATCCGCTGGAGGATGCGATGAAGTGTCGCTGGTATCTGAACCGCTTGATTAACACCTTGGCAACGGAGCCCTATCAGAACCGATGAGGTACTGGTGGCGGATTGTCGCCAAGGCGTTGGGTGAGAAGGCGCACCAGCACAATCGGATTGCTGATCAGGTTGCACTGGTGCGTTTTTGCATCTTGCTGGCTTACATGACTACAAACATTTTCATTTGCGCAGGAGTTATTCGTCACTGGAATGGCTAACTATTGCACTCACAGTTTTCGCAGAATCATCAACACGTACAACTGGAGAAACGGGTCGACGATCCGCTCGTACCGCTTCCGTTGTAAGTGTTGTGGGTACAGGTGGAACGTTTATTACGACAAGAAACTCAAGCGGGAAGTTGTTCCAACGCACAAGTCGGACAACAAACCCCTGGAGACAAGAAAGCTGACTCCAGAAGAAGTCAAGTTGATCCTTACGGATCAGCGGGACAACGTAAAGCTGGCGCGGCTCTTAGGTGTTGTGCCCCAGTCGGTTAGTCAGATCAGGACAGGGCGGGCGTACAAAGATTTGTGGCCTGAGCTTCCACGCCGAGCTGCACAAGTTAAAGCTTCGGAGCCTGTACCGACGATTCGTAGTACGAAAATTACGTGTCGGGATTGTGCGCACTGGTGGCAAAAGCGGTGCAGCTTGGATGTTCCAGAAGCTGGTGGGACTTTTGCCATCGAATGTTCCTTCTATCAAGTTGATGAGTAATGGCCATCACGATCAACAGCAGGGCGTGCCAAGGCTGTGGTACGCCGACGACAAACCCGGTGCTGTGCATGAAGTGTTATCGCACCAGTCCTGCTGGGCGGGAAGAGGAGCGGATGGAACGGCTGCGGCGGGGTTACAAGCCCCAGCCGGATGGCGGCCCATGCAAAAACTGCATACATTGGAAGGCGAGGTGCTTGCTTGGGTTTCCCGAGGGTGGGACACTCGCGGCGGCGGTGCTCTGCTCGGCGCGGGAGGTTGACAGCCTGCTAGAGTAGTAGGGTACAAGCTGCCCTACCAGGCATGACAATCCTTCAAGGCATCGAGCATCTGTCCACGCTCGATGATGCAAGTTTCGTTGCGTTTGATGTTGAGACCACCGGGCTCCAGCCGAAGTTCGGTGGCCTTCGTCTTGTGCAGTTGGCGACCTTTGGTAAGCCTCCAGTAGTGCTGGATTGCTGGAACTTCAGTGATGAAGACTGGATCACGCTGGAGGAGTTCTGCAGCGTTTCAAGGCAATGGCTGGCGCACAATGCGGTGTTTGACCTTGGGTGGTTGCAGGAGCATGAGATCTATCCAGAGGGCAAGGTTTACTGCTCGATGCTGGCCAGTCGGATACTGACGAACGGGCTGCCGAATCTGAAGCACGGGCTCCAGCACGTCGTTCACCGCTACCTCGGCCAAGACATTTCCAAGGAAGAGCAAAAGAGCGATTGGTCGGCTGATCTGCGCGTGGAGCAGATCGAGTATGCGGCTAAGGATGTGGTGGTGCTGACCCAGCTATGGGAACAAATCACCAAGCGGATGGCAACTGGCGCGTTGATGCCTGCGTGGGAGCTTGAGTGCAAGGCGCTTCCGGCAATGGCGCAGCTGTGGCGTACAGGGCTGCCATTCGATAAGAAGATGCTGGAGCAGCTGATTGAAGATCTCGATATTGAAAATGTTGAGGTCGGTGAAAAGTTCATCGAGGATTTTGATACAGCGCTTCCGCCAGAACACAAGCTGCACCGGGGGCTTGATGGGAAGTTGTTGTACCAGACGAAGCCGGGTCCGAAAGGTAAGAAGCCGGACCCGAATGTATTTAACCTCAATAGTCCGGCGCAGTTACTTAAAAAGTTCACTGCTTTGTTGGGTGAGCCGCCGATGGATATGAAGAACGGGAAGCCCAGTGCTAGTCGTTCTGCGCTCCAGGAATACGTCGGTGATCACAAAGTTGTGGCGGATTATTTGCGGTGGAAAAAGATTGAAAAGCGGCGGCAGATGGCGGAAACTTTGTTGAAAAACTATTCGGCTGATGGGTTTATTCGCGCCAGTTATCTACAGCTTGGCGCTGATACTGGAAGGATGAGTTGTATTTCGCCAAACCTGCAGCAGATTCCGCGTGATCCGCGTTTCAGGTTGGCGGTGCAAGCTCCAGCCGGTTGGAAACTGGTTGTAGCGGACTACGGGCAGATGGAGCTGCGCCTGGCAGCCGCAGAAGCACAGGATCCCTTAATGACAGAGGTGTTCCAGCAGGGGCAGGACCTCCATACGATGACGGCGACGCAGATTTATGGGGTTGAGCCAGATGAGGTTACGAAAGAGCAGCGGCAAATCGCAAAATCGGCAAACTTCGGATTGTTGTACGGAAGTGGTGCAAAAGGACTCAGAAATTACGCAGCAGCAACAGGCATCCAGATGGATCTTGATGAGGCGGCGGAGGTGCGGCAAAAGTTCCACGCTGCATATAAAGGCATCTCCCAATGGCAGCAGCAAAATGCTCGCGCTGCTGATGCGGCTAAGGACAATCCATCTATCCGCATACGCATCTCGGGCTTGCGGCGGTTTCTACCGGGTGAGCACAACAAACTCACCACGCGCTGCAACACTCCAATCCAAGGGGCAGGTGCTGCAGTCCTCAAACTTACTCTCGGCAAACTGTGGCCTCTACTCCACGCCGACGGGGAGGACGTGGTGCGTTTGGCCGGCGTGGTGCATGACGAAATCATCTTGCTCGTCCGCGAAGAACACGCAGATGTCTGGGCGCTCCAGCTGCAAACCGTGATGGAGGAAGCTGAAGCTCGTTGGTTGGGCAAAATTCCACCGCTTGCTGAAGCTAAGGTCGGGGATAGCTGGCAAGAGGCCAAGTGACCCAGGAGGATTTTGAGTACCGCGTTCGGATGCACACGCGCCACGGCGGTACTCACGATCTGTTCATCGTTGCTCCAGATGCTTTCTCCGCACGGATGAAGGCACTGGAGCTTTGTCCTGAGCATCGGCCCCAGTCGGTGATGCGAGTCTCAGATTGCGTCTCATGAGTCCAGCCCGCACGGGAAGAGAGCTGGTGCTCGAATGGCTGAATCGGGAAATTCGTGCGGCGAAGACGGCGGATTTGCAGCGGGCTGCGGCTTTTTTGGAGTGGGCTAGGGATATACGGAAGGGATGCGCCAAGCAGAGGGGTGGGGCGCGGGTGGCGCAGGCTAATGCGTGGCGGAAACGGGTGGATGATGACGTGCGGTGGTGAGACTACTGTGACTCAGTATGCTATTGTGTAGCAGACTAGACCGCAGGCCATGCCCCTGAACCACGGAAACAAGTATTACTGCCAGCTCCTGATTGACCCCAACCGTTACAAGCTGGCGGAGAATCTTGCGTCCCAAGAGGGCAAGAAGGTTACGGCGTATCTGCGGGAGCTGGTTTACGCAGGATTGGCGCTGAGATCGTCGGAGTACAAGACTGCTCAGGAAGCGGATGAGGCGGCCTGGCGCGAATCGGTGAAGCGGCGAGTTGAGGGGCGGATGCGTTCCAAGCAAGAGGGCAAAGTGTCAGAAACTGACGCATGAGACTCAGTTGTGTTTCGTGATATACCGACAGCGTGCGCAGATAGCCTTTAACCTTACACAGTAGTCACTTGAGAGCAATGACGCGCTATGTCGTCATGGTCGAGGATCGCTGGGTTACGGCGGTTTACGACTCTGGTAAAGGAATCGGTTTCACCAGATCCAAGGAGGACGCATCCTCGTGGGTCACATACGAGCGGGCTGTCGCTGCGGCGAGAACTGTTGCTCAGTCTTGTAACTGCGACGCTGCTGTGCATTGCGTTGATGAACCCGCCTATCCCCAATCATGGAAGTAGTGCCATTCCAGGAACAGCAGGACCCCGAACTGAGGCTCGGTGAAGGTCGCTCGCGTACCAGTGCAGAAAAAGCTCAGCTGTTCGAGCTGATGATTTGGCTGCCTGGCCAAGGCGCCATGCGGGACTTGGTGCGGGCGGAGTCGCTCCAGCAGGCGATTCAGTTTGCGCAAAACCGCTACCCGAACTGCAAGGTGGAGGTGCCGACGGCGGCGGCGAAAAAACCTAAGCTGGCTCGTGCCAAAAATGGGCCGCGTGAAACGGCCCGTAGGCGTCTCAAACTCGTGGAGAAAAGGAATGAGCCAGCAGATCGCTGACTGGGCACGCCAGTCGTGGGGTGAGGTCATCGTCGACCAGAATCGCGCTGACCTTTTGGACAAGCTCTACTTCTGGGATGGGCGGGACAAAAAAGACCACCCGCTCCACGCCACATATACCGGGCTGTATCGCAAATACACCGCCAACTAGGCGGAGTCGCGGTCCATCCCAAACTGATCGGCCAGGTTATCTGCAGCTTCGCGGATAGCCCAGGCCGATTTTGTGCGTTCCAGCTGGTGGAGCGTATTGAGGACAAGGGCGGCTTCAAGTAGGCCGCGATAGTCCTGTTTGTTGAACAGGTTGACTAACCACTGGTCAGTGGCGGCCTTGTGGAAGCTGGACTCAGCGCTGTGTTCGATGGGGCGCATGATTAACCTTTGCGGATTCGCATGAACCAGCCTGTGTCGTTGCCTTCAATGAGCCAGCGAGGCAGCCAGTTCTTTCTGGAGTAGGCGATGCCAGCTCCACCTTTGTTGCTGACGTAGCCGCCGTTTACCAAATCCGCTTCACCGAAAGGATCGTTGTGGATGAAATGTGTAGGCGTATATCCGACCACTACGGTCCAGTGACCTGTTCCACTCGGGTTGGGTATAGCCCCCCGATGTAGCCAGCCGACGGGAACCGGATGACCGTTAGCGATTTCAGTTTCTAAGTCCTCGACTGTGCCATCCATCTCGAAGGTGGCAGTCAGCCCCAGTGCTTTGAGGGCAGCAATCTGTGCTTTGGGGTCGGTTGTGTCGCCGAAACGAGCGCGTAAGGCGTTGTACTCATAATCGCCGTTTACTTTTCCGTAGTAGCGAGCCACCATCGCGCAGCTGGAACTAAAGCACTGACGCCAGCCCTTGGGACCGTCATCCGATCCAAGCTGGTATTCGTAGGGAACTTTGAGTAGCTTTTGGTTTGGCGGAACGACAGGTTTAGCGCCTGCATGTTGTTCCATCAGTTGGATTAGCTTCCCTGGGTAGTTCGGGTCTGTTGCGTAGCCCTCTTTGTGAAGCCATCTAGCGGCCTCTTCACGGGTAGCAGCGTTATTGCAGCCCTTGTAGTTTTTGTAGTCTTTGTACCAGTGATCTACGAGGTAGATCACGCATGAGAGCAAATCTGGAAAGTCGATGAAACTGTCAGTGATTGTTACCCACTGACCGTTAATAAACTCTTGTGTTTTCTTGTCGCTGCCTTCACCTTTAAGACCGAAAAAATTGTTTCTTCCAGATACTAATTTGCCGTAATTTGATTCGAGTGCCCATTGGGCAGCTACGAGTTCGGGGAATTTTGCACCAGCAACTCTGGCAGCTTCAAGGATGCCTTCCCAGCTGTTGGGAAACTGGCTTTGTTTGCCGGCAACGCTCCAAGTTTTGAACCAGCCTTGGTCGCGGCCCAAGATATGCGGATTGGCCTTATTGATTGCTTGCTCCAGTTCGGTGACAGCCGCCATCTGATGGGGCAGTCCCTTGTAGAAGCGAAACAGGTCGCTAAGACGGATTTTGTTGCTTGCCATCGGACCAAGGGGCGTGGATGCTCATGGCGCCGCCCAGTAGGCGGCTGTCGCCGGTTTGGAGCTGTTCATCAATTTCGTGGTGAACGATCACAGGAGGTGGATCGGTCGGTTGGGTTGCGTGCCAGTCCGCTTCAGCCCTGTCGAGCTTGCCGGGGAGTAGTAGATCAAACCACCACTCCCGTACAGCCTGCTCCCAAGTTTTGCCTAGAGCTTTTTTCCTTTGATAGCGCGGAGGGCGTGGAACACCAGCTGGATGATGCTGTTGTCCTTCAGCGGCGACAGAGCAATCAGCTCGGAAGCGGCTGCGACGCAAATCCAGAAGGCTGGATGCTGGATAAAGTCCATGTGAAATAGGAACCCTGCAGGAAGTTTAGCTGTACTAGAGAAGAGTTCCTGCGCACGTAATAGTTTCTACCGCTACATTCCGGGTAGCTACTGCTTGGTATGGACCATCGCATTGAGGATGGCGAATACTTAAACAAGAAGGAAGCAAAAGCACGATTTAGGCAATCAATCCTTAACCATTGGAATAACTCCTGCGCATACTGCGGGGTAGATCTGGGGCGATCTGCAACCCTGGATCATGTGCACCCCAAATTCAGAGGAGGGCATACGCATCAGCAGAATCTTGTGGCTTGCTGCTTTGGGTGCAATATCTCAAAATCGGCGGAAGATTGGCTGGAGTGGTACAGGGACCAGCCTTTTTGGGAGCCGCATCGAGAGGACGCGATTATTGCGTGGATTACTGAGGGGCTTGTTGCTTAGGATCCCAGCCCATGCCTTCGAGGTACATCATTGCGATGTAGTGGTCTTCGGCGTAGCGGCAGATGCTGCCTTTGCAGGCGCGGTAGTACAGCTCGCCGCGTTCGTTTTCCAGCTGATCCAGGCTGTAGCCGTTGCCGTAGTCGGTGGTGCTGACGATGCTCATTTTTTGCTGCCGACGGTCATTTCAATGTGGCGCACTCTGGTTTCGAGATCACTAAGCCTTTCTTTTGAATCGTTCTTGAGTTCTTGAATATCAGCAGCGACCGTACTAACCGATTGATCAAGCTTGGCAACCTGAATAAAAAGACCACCTAACCCGATGACAGCTGTGGCCAGCAATGCCGGCACAGCTTGGTTGATCAAGTTAGGTGGTTGTGGTGCGGCGGCGTGTACTTCCTCGTGATGTTCCATTGCGAGGCATACTGCCGACCTTTTTACTAATTTAGCGCCCTTGGCCGACCAGTTTTTTCTTGCCACGGCGGCGCGGACGGCTGTGCTGGCCGTAACCCTGCCTTGTGGTTTTGGGGCGTCCTGCCTTGTGATCGACGCGCCCCAGTGCAGTTTTACTCTTGACCGCCAATTTCAGGATCCTCCATTACAGGTTGAGGTGCGTAGGGATCAACGGGCCACGCGGGATAATCGGGTCCGGTGATATATGCCGCCAGAGCGGCGGTGTCGGTAGTCTGCTGGATTTCGTAGACCTTGCTGCCAGAGGCGAGACGGATTTCCTCGCGCCAAGTGCGCAGCACAGGATCAGCGGTTTTGCCGTTATCTGCCTCGCGGATGATGATCCAGTCCGTTGGTGCCAGCAGGGTGTTGGCCGTGTGGCGCGTCTGCTGAGTCCACTGCTCAACCAACTGAGTGTGGTCCTTAGGGATCAGGTTGCCCTCGGCGTCGTAGCCCCAGTAGAAGCGTTGGTCCCAGGTGGCAGGATCGGGCACTTCAGTAATGCCGATAGCCTCGCGCTCCTCGGGGCTGGCCAGTCTGACCCAGTTAGCCGGGTACTGGACGCCGTTATGGGTGAAGGCCACGTCTGGGCTCAGTGGCTTGCCGTCTAACAGGAACATCTGTACTGGACCTAGACAGGAGGCACGTATAGCGGTACTTTACTCGGCCCTGTAGGCGACTACTGTGCCACACACCCTCCAAAGCGCATGGGCCGAGTTCCACGCAGAGCGTTCTGCTGTCTTGTGTCCCACCAGTCTCATGGCGGACTACAGGCAAGTCGATAAGTGGATCGGGCGCTGTCCGGTTACGGAACTGGAGCAAGGCAGGCAGGTTCTTACATGGGTTTTGAGCCAGCAACCCGTCAAGTCCAGCCGCCGTGTGGCGATGTATGTCAAGGCTCTTTACCGCTGGGTCAGCAGCGAAGACATTGCTTACCTACCCAAGAATCCGATTGCCAGTTTTCGGATGCCGAAAGCACCCCAAATGGATGAAGAAATCATCGTAATTCCACGCAGTGAAGTAGCGCTTTTACTCACTGCTCTAGAAGCTCGCCAAACAAAATGTGGCGCACGTTGGTCGGCTTACTCTGAATTTATGCTCCAGACAGCAATGCGTACAGGTGAAGTTCGCGCTGCCAAATGGACTGACCTAAAGGATGGCAAACTATTGATCCATTGCAATTACACCCTTACGCATGGCCTGAAACTTTCTACAAAAACAAATAAAAAACGTGTTGTGCCTTTGAACGAAAAGTGTTTAGAAATTCTTGATTCCGTAGACAAGGACAATGAGTACATTTTTCCGTACAACAGGTATGCGTTCCAGAGCTTCTTCTATGACAGAGCGAAGGAATTGCACAACGCTGGATTAACCAGCCATCGTTATCGGCCTTACGATCTGCGCCATACAGCAATCAGCCGTTGGATTGAGGCGGGAATACCTGTGGCGCAAGTCGCAAAGTGGGCCGGTAATACGGCTGAGGTTATTTGGAAGCACTACTGCAATACGACACAGGACTACGAAATGCCGACGCTTTAACCTTGTTCACTACTGGGTCGGGGTTCGGGTCATCGGGCGCGGGCGTATTGGAAGGGCGATTCGGCCCAAGCAAAACCGACGTAGGTTCCGCCGGAAGCGTTGCGAGCGGCATCACTTGTTCTCACCTTGAAGCCGTTGCTAAGCAAATCAAAGTTGTATGCGCTGTTGCTTATTTCGGCGTCGCTACCGTTGGCCCAGAGGTTTGCATCGGCAACGTTGTAAGTGTTTCTGGCGGTGTCATACATGTGCCAGTAGCTGGTTGAGTCGGTGCGCTTCAGAAGTATTAGCCTGGGGCGGAAGCCTAGCCATACCATAGGCCCGTCACTTGACCCATTTCCAGTAAACGAAAACGCGTTAGCGTACCCGACTACTGGGCTGAATACATATGCCACATAGGTGACACCGCTGCTATTTGGGTTGCCGTTGCCAATAGAAAATACTGTTGATGTTGGCGATGTGCTGTTCCATACACTTGTACCTGCTGTTTCGGCAGATGTCTCGTTTAACTGAATCCGCTTCGTGGCTCCCAAAGAACTGTGATACACATACCAAGCATCTGCAGTGCTTCGGGCTTTAACGATAATCATGCCTGGGGCAACACCTAGGCCGTGTCCGATTGTTCCAGCTGTACCTGTTCCAGTCCAGGTAACCACACTGAACCCCGCACTTGCATTAGCCCGCACCTGAGAAGTGATGGAGCCTTGTGTGTTAGTGACGGTGCTGCTGCCTGCGTCCCAGGTCCAGGCGACTTGTGTGCCTGCGTTTGAGTTGAATGTGTTGGATGAGCTGGTGCCGGGAGAAAGGGTAAATCCGTCAGAGGTAAAAGCTGATAAGTATCCGTCAACTTCGTTAACGAGCTCAGCAACTGTAGAGTTTGAAACCAAAAACCTGGATGGGCCTCTAACGGTGTCAAATAGGCCGTTGACAAAATTGTTATTTCGCGCTTTCAACCAAACCAAATCTGGGCTAAACCCCAATCCAGAAATCGTCTGGGTTCCACCATTGCCCGTGTAGAGCTTCACATCGAAGACGCTAGTAGGCTTCGTGACTACTGGTGCGGGCAGGTTTGCCGTGCAGAGCGCCTTGAAGCCGCTGGGGGCGGTGTAGGCGAAGGGGCGTTGGCCGAAGTTGCAATCCATAACGCCGTATTGGCCGTCGTAACTGATAATCACTGGAACAAGTTCTCTACCGGCGGTGCCACCAATTGTCCCTGTCACTATCTGTGTATTGTTTCGCCTGAAAGTGAATGTATTAGCGTCTAGGTCAACTGCAATAGAAAGTACATCACCACTTGAGAAAGCAGTTCCTCCATCCGTGTTGGATCCTGAGAAGTTTTTGTAGTACCCGTTATCTTGTAACACTAAAGCATCTGTAACTGCATTCATGTTTGTTGTAGAGCCGAATGCAGTTGACAAGCCAAATCCAAACGCATTCCATTGAGACGTTGAAATCCTGGGGGTCACTGGCCCGTTGCCAAGCGTTACCTCCCAATACCACTTGCCTGTTGAAACAGCGATTGATCCGTTTGAGCGGCGGTATGCGGAGGGTCCAACAAAGCGGAGATTTCCTTGGCTGTACGTTCCGCTTGTGCTGGTTAAAGGATTCAACGTGCAGTAGTTTCCACGGACCT